GCTACACTACGTTTACATTCGTAAGGCGCTTCGGGATCTTTAATCATAATACCTTCATACCCTCCGAGCACCGCCTGTTGATTGATTGCTTTAAATCTTGCCCAACCTTCGGGAGTATCTAAATCAACTTCTTCATTAGTTAATGCAGTTACATTGGGCAATAGATCTTTATTTTGCTCGACCCAGAAACTAACCATAGTACTGCGCACACGCTGAGTTTTATTATAGATGCCTTGTTCAAAGTCTGCAAGAGGAAGCACATCAAACAGGTTAAGAATAGCATCCCCTGCTTCTACATTGTCCTTACGATGTACTTGTTTCATTAAGTCTTGGAAACTAGACGACATGATCTCACCATCTAGCACCAAATCCATATCTTTACTAGTTGACTTGGCCTTAACTACTTGACTAATCTGCTCTGCTATGTGAGGGAAGTTAGCAAGTTCTTTACCATTGCGACTGAACATGTCCACCCGACCATCACTACGTACAATAGTAATAACTCTAACTCCATCGAGTTTAACTTCGATAAGTTTTTTGCCTGATACCTTTGACTCATGATTAGCACTATCGTGAGCAAGCTGACAACCGAATACAGGGATAGCATAGTCAGCATACTTCTTCTCTACTACTTTATTAACAGTTTTTTCGCTTACACCACAGCGCAAGTCTTTGATTAAAATTCTACGATACCAACCGTTCCACTCACGCTTAGTGGCTGATTTCATCATTGATTGAATTACATCCCGTGCAGTATTACCGGTGACGTTACGAGTGACAAAACCAGTAAGAGCGAGAGTAAAACTATCCCAAGGTAGCCCAGCACCATCTTCATCTGTTTTCTCCGGTATTTGTTTTAATCCAAAAGTAATCATAGGATCTAATGCAAGCCGGAATCCGTGGAATAGCTCATCGTTCCCCCACTCAGCCTGCGCCAAAATAATAGCTTCTTTATCAAGACGCGAGTTGTGATCTTCTAACGAGGAAATAACGCTGTAGCAGGGATCGCTCATTTTGACTCCTATGATTAACTGTATAGTTTGTATTATACAACGTAATTATCAGTATGTCAAGTGGTCTGGTGTTTTAAATGGCTTACCAATTTGAGCATACGGCAAATTTCGGACGATCTTCTTTTTCATTGATCGAATAATTGGGTGATTATGATTCCAATCAAAAGATTTCAAATACCTGTGCCAACATGTTTTTTTAGATCTTTTGGCTAGATTACTATCTAAGTATTGTTTGGCTGAATCAAAATCTTCACCGAATTTATCATACAATTCGCAAGCAATGTTAAATGCAAATGCACCCATTTCATCCTTATGACCATAATACTCTTGTTCTTTGCGTTCACGAGCATAATAAGCAGTGCTTTCGTATCCTGGAATATCTTTAAATCCCCTAGTTCGATACTGGCGCATATGGATAACTTCATGTAACATAGTGTCGGCAAAAAGCATACACATTCTATTCCATCGACTATCTGATAGTTTCACACTAGAAGATTCAGTGTTGTAACTAAAAATTATTTCAACTTGTTTACGATTTTCTATATCATAGCCTGCATAGTATGTACCACCTATATAAACAAGACCTTTTTCATGTTTGCTATCTCGAGACAGTGTAACTTTTATAGGTAAATGTTGTTTAATATGACTGGAGAGTATTTTTTGCAAATCTTTAATGGCTAGGCATTTACCTACAACGCAGGGTTTTAACTCATACAGCATAGTGTATAAGTTATCTCTGTCTAATAACGACCAGTTAAATGGTTTTCTTGACACAGCTCTCTCCTAGATATTCTATTTAAGTCCTGTGTTAATACCTATTAACTGCGCACTTTATGGGCGTTTTGAGATTACCTTATCTGCTAGTCCGTAGGCTACAGCATCTTCTGCACTTAAAAACGTATCAAACTTCATGTCGCCGAACAGTTCATCATAGGTTTTACCTGCAGAATTATGTTTAACATATAGTTCAGTAAGACGTTTATTCAGTCGTTTGCCTTCTTCAAAGCTACGTTTTGCATCTTCAAATTGTAGTTCTTGTACGTGTACTGATCCGTTAGTACCGCGTGTACCCGAACTAACACGATGTATCATTGTACGGCTTTCTGGTAGCACATAGCGTTTACCCGACGCACCCGCCTGTGCTAGGAATGATCCCATGCTTGCTGCCTGACCCATAACATAGGTAGCTACGTCAGGTTTGATAAACTGCATGGTATCATAGATAGCAAGTCCTGCTGTTACACTTCCACCCGGACTGTTGATAAAGAATGTGATATCTTCATTGCCTTGGCTTTCTAAAAATAATAACTGCGCTACAAGAATACTAGAGCTGTGTTCGTCAACTTCACTATCGAGCATAACAATACGATCTTTGAGTAATCGACTGTAAATGTCATAGGCACGTTCTCCACGTGGTTCAGTTTCAATAACTGTTGGGATTAATCTTGGCATTGGTTACCTTCTGTTTCAATAGCACTAACTACATTTAAATAGCCATTATAACTTAAATGAATCTCATCTTGATGGACTTCAAAATCTCTACTGTCAATAATTGAGTCATTATGCTCATTGGCAATGCTCTTTTGTAGTTCTCTAACCTTATCTGAATTCCTAGTAAGAAACCAAATAACTTTCTTAGATGATAAACGATCTCGTAGCAATGGTAATTCTATTTCAGTATTGCTAGCAGGGTCTGGAAATCGTTCGTCGTTGCCACCTAGACTAATAACAATAATATCTGCACTAAATGGTCCGGGATATTCTCGGTTAAATCGACTACTGGTGATTCCGTGAAATGCACAACGATCCCATTCTTTTTTTCTTTCGCCGATTTCATAACAATGGCTATCGCCAATTAACAAATATTTTAACATTATCTATACTCCTTATCTAATTCAACACCGGTAAGACCGGCAACTGTTTGAAACTTTTCCCAGGCAAGTTTTGCCGCAGGATTATTTTCTAATTCACTACTTGGTAGTACTGTTTCTAACCAAATTTCTGGTCGACGTCTTGGATGAGCTCCGAATTGGCGAGGCTGATGCATCTTGCCATCTTCCCAAAGCATAATGCTAACGCTACGAAATTTATCTTCGTGGTCTTTATTTTGAAAGTCGTAATCGCCCCATTCGGGGTTACTAAGCCCGCCCAAACAATAACCCGACCAAATTCCTTTCCATTGCTCGTCATCTCGTGGATCAAAATCTGTACGAGTAATTACAACTAATACATCATCCATATCTACACGGCCTTCAACAATGTCTAGGACGCAACGACTATAGCTTAATCCAATTTTCATCTTCTGCCTTGTTTAATGTTTCTAACTAACGGACCGTCGGACGTGAATGTCTTTGAACCTATCCTACCTTCGTAGACATTTCCGTTCCATCGCATTTCTAATTTTAACTGTTTTTCTATGCTGACTGCAAGATGATCACGCTCTCGAAAGCTCAAAAGATCTGCAACCATTTTGCGACCATTGTCTTCACACAACACTTCGCAGGTATCTTCTACGTACTGTCTCATAATTTAAAACTCACTTGTTTGATACTATCCCATCGAAAACTTTTCCAAGCACTAGATTCTAAGTCATATACTGGCATTACATCTTCATTAACTTTACGGGCAGTGCCTTTACTTTCTAAAATAGCTGGATCCTTAAACATAATCAATGTAGGATCAGTAGTACATTTCATAACCCGTTCAGTACCGTCTTTCTTAGTGAAAGTTACAGTAACCGGGCCCATACGTAAATGTCCTTTAAGCCATTTTTGAAATAGCTCAAAGTCTTTCTCACTTAGTGTCATTACTTTGCACACTTAGTTGTTGTTTAAGATTTGCATTTTCTTTTTCGAGATTATCAATTCGCTGAGCTAACGCTATCATAAGCTCATACATATTCTGAGCTGTGGTCTTAGTAAGTTCTATAATATCCATTATTTTTCCTCAAACATATTATCATACACAGATTTAATCGGTGCAGATTTATTTTCCCAATATGATTCATCAAACAAGTTACCTACTGGTTTCTCTTGGTGGATCATTTCGTACTGACTAATTAGATAGCTTTCTGCTTCAATAAGTTCTTTTCGAACATTAAGGGTTCTCCATGGATATGAATCAAAGCCCCAAACAGTAACAAGTACATCTTTATGATCAATATTTGATCCGTATCTGTTTTTAAACTCTGCATCAATGTCTAGGAATTCTTTACCATTCTCACCGACTAGTTTGTACCTACCCCAACTGCCTAAGTGACCAACTTGACGATAGATTCTAGCACCGTGAAATTTTTCATTATCGGCACTCATTCCGTACTTGATAGTAATATTATTACGGATCTCGTAGATGTACTTGTCAATACCAAGTTGTTTCATTACAGCACAAATTTCTTTAGGCCGTGTCATTCCCTTTAATGGAAATGTATAAGGAGTCAGTTTAGTCCAATCAGTTTTCATTTTATACCTCTATTACAATGTTAGGATTCCAGCCAGTTTCTTCGCTGTAA